TTTGGGTAACAGATGGTACTAGCGTATGGTATTCTGCAAATGCTGAAAGTTGGACAGAAATTGATAGTACAGTTAATGGTGCTACAGATAATTTTACTGGAATAGCTACATTTGGAAATAGTTTATATCTTACTACTAAAGATGGAACATCAAGTTCACAGTTAATATATTATAACGGTAGTACTTGGACTGAATTAAATAATGCTCAAAGTACTAATGGTGGATTAACAGGTATATGGTTTGTAAAAAATACATTATGGATTACAGGGAATGATGGTACTGCAGAATATGTTTGGGATATTAATCCTTTTGATAGTTGGTCAGCATCTAATTTAGCTGTTGCTGATGCAATAATTGAAGTAGAACCTACACATAGAATAACAGACATTGTTGATGCAGGAGCTGCAGTATTAGCTGCAAGCACTGATGGTAATATATATTCTTTTAAATTATCTAGTGGAATATTTGTTAATCAAGGACAATCAACTATACCTTTTGAAGAAGTACATTCTCTTGCAGCATCTGAAGGAATAATATTTTTTGGTACAAAAGAAAATACTAGAAATATAGGACGTTTGTACAGAGCAGAACTTGTAGCAGTCGATGATTTATATGTACTTGCTAACAGACAGTTAATAAAAGAATGGGCTATAGATAGTATAAATACAACACCTACATCTATGTTTACATCAAGAGATAGTGTTTATATAGGTGTACAAGAAGGAACTAACGAAGCAAATTTGTGGCGATACTATTTACCAACAGGTGGTTTAGCTAGAGATTTGCAAACAACAGGAACAGGTCAAATATGTGGAATTACACAAATAGGTGGAATGTTTGTAATGGTAAGTATGGGTTCTGACGTATATAAAGAACAATCTACATATGAATCTGAAGGTTATTTAATAACATCTGCTGCAGATTTTTTTACTGCAGAAAGTAAACAATTTGTTGGTGCAGAAATATCTACAGTAAATATGCCTACAAATACAGAAGTAGAATTATTTTACTCAACCAAATTTGAAGCATTAAATAATCCTAATGATTCATCATTTGTTTCAGCATTAACACAAATATCTGGTACTGGAGATGTAGAAAAACAAATAGCAGAAGTGTCAAGATATATTATTGGAAAAGTAGTTCTTAAAAGTACAAATAATGTGTCAACTCCTGAAGTCAAATCTTTACAGTTTCGTGCATTAGCAAGACCAGAACTTGTAGTTGTACAAATACCTATCAATATATCTGATAGAGTAGAAAGACCTGGTAGAAAACCTATTAGAGTTAAAGGTCTTGGAGATGCTTTATATAGAGCATTAAGAGATAAAGAAGGTACATCAGTAACATTAGAAATATTTCAACCAGAAGAAATTATACGTGGTGTTGTTGAGCAAATAAGTTATCCAATACAATCTAATGAAGTAGTTGGAAGTGATACACATTATGCTATCATTACAGTGCGTGGTACTAGACAACCATCTCTTGAAGATGTAACTTCTATTAACACAGTAGGTATTGCAGCTTATGGTATTATGAGATTTGGAGCATAAATGGCGAATATAGAAAGTCAAATAGTAAACTTTTATGAGAGTACATTAGCAAGTTTGTTAGCTAGTGGTGCTACATCAACTACAGTTGCTACTGCACCTACAACTAATGGAAGTACAGTAATTAATGCTAGTGCAGGTAGTCCTATTTATTTAGTATTAGACCCAGATAACTCTGGTAACAGAGAAGTTGTATCTGTTACATCATCATCAGGAACTTCGTTAAATACAATTACAAGAGATTTGGAAAACAGATATGGTGGTACTCCACCTGACCATCAAATTGGTACAACAATTCGTTTAGCAGTATTAGCTGAACATATGGAAGATTTAAATGACAGAGTTGATGCTGTATCTACAGTAGCTAATGCTGCTATAGCTGTAGCAGATATACAAGATGATGATACATTTGCAAGTGCAACAGCAACAGATGTAGCTAGTTCAGAAAGTATTAAAGCGTATGTAGATACCCAAGTAGCAACAAAAGCTAGTCTTGGTCTTGTCATAGCGTTAGGATAATTATGGGTATATTATTAATGCTCAAAGAAGGTGGAAGTCTAGGAATAGACACTATTGGAAATAAGCCAATAGATGAAGATATAGATTTATTACCTGATACTGGTGGTGCAATATCACTAGCATTTAGGGAAATAATGGAAGCACTTTCTGTTACTAACACGACAAGTACAAAGGCTCGTGCTATAGTAATGGGAAGCATATAAAAATATATGGAGATAAGATAAATGGCAGAAGCATTTAACACAGCAAGTATAGCAGTTACTAGCTCTGAACAATTACTATATACTGCACCTTCAGCAAATGCTGCTGATGTTGCAATCATCATATCACTTCGTGTTACTAACATTGATGGTGCTACTGATGACACAGTAACTTGTACAATATATCAGAGTGATGGAACAACTAAAAAAGCTGAAATTGCACACACTATGACAGTTCCTGCAGATAGCTCTTTAGAGTTAGCAGGTACTTCTAAACTTGTTCTTGAAAGTGGAGAACAAATTAAAATAACAGGTGGTGCAGCTTCAGGAGATTTAGAAGCATATTTGTCTGCATTAGAAATCACAGTTTAATAAGGAGTACCTATGGCAAAATATGGCTACACAGGTGCTAAACCTACACAATCTAGTTCTGCCAATACTGGCGTATTTGGCGTTAATGATGTCGTTGAGTTACTTAATAAAGGTCAATATAAATTACAAATATTTAGTTTGCAATATTTAGTAGTTGCAGGTGGTGCATCAGGTGGTACAGGTTCAGGTTCTGACAGTGGTGGTGGTGGAGGAGGTGCAGGTGGCTATCGTTCATCTGTATCAGGAGAAGCTACTGGTGGAGGAGGAACATTAGAAAGTCCATTAACAATTACACCAGGAACTACATATCCAGTTGCCATTGGTGGAGGAGGTGCAGGTGGTGCTAGAGGAAATAACTCCAAAGGTGCAAATGGTGGAAATACTACATTTTCTACAATAACTTCTATTGGTGGTGGTGCAGGTGGAAATGAAGGTCAAAATGCTAATAGTGGTGGTTCAGGTGGTGCTACTTCGGGAACTCGAACAGGTGGCTATGGTGCAGGAACTGCTAATCAAGGCTACCGAGGTGGAGGTGGTGCAGGTGCTACAGGTGCTTATACAGGTGCAGGTGGTGGAGGTGGTGCTGCAGGTGTAGGAGGGACTGGTTCTCATAATCAATCTGCTAATGGTGGTCCAGGTATTTCATCTTCAATAACTGGTTCTGCTATTACTAGGTCAAGAGGTTCAGGTGGTAACGCAGGTGGTACTGGTGCAGGTAATGAAAGTGCAGGTCAAGCTAATTCAGGTAACAGTTCTCGTGGAATTAATGTAAGCTCAGCTTCATTGTTATCAGGAGATAGTGGAGTAGTTATTCTTTTATATCCTGATGCATTTACAATAACTATTGGTGCAGGTTTAGTTGGAACAGAAACAGACAGAGGTGATGGTTTTAAATATGCAACTATTACTGGAGGTTCAGGAGATGTGAACTGGTAACTATGGCTCATTACGCATACATAAATTCAGATAATGAAGTAGTAGATGTTATTACAGGTGTTGATGAAAACGATACATCTAATTTACCTGCAGAATTTTCTTCGTGGGAAGAATTTTATGCTAATCAAAGAGAAGGACTAGATTGTAAAAGAACATCATACAATACTACAGGCAACACACATAGATTAGGTGGTACTCCTTTTAGAGGCAATTATGCTGACATTGGTGGAGTATATGACCCTGTAAATGATGTGTTTTATATGTCCCAACCTTTCCCTAGTTGGACCATATCTGCTGATACTAATTGGATATGGCAGTGTCCAGTAGAATTTCCTACAGATGCTAACCACGAATTTGATACATCATTACCAGTAAAAAATTATGTATGGAATGAAGAAAATTTAGAATGGGAAAATACTCATAGTTTAATATATAATACAGAAACAGAAATTTGGGAAGTAGAATAGATTATGGTAAATAAATCAAACGAATATGGATATATTCCTTCAAGTCCTACACAAAGCTCTAGTGCTAATACAGGTATATTTGAAGTAAATGATGTAGTAGATTTATTACAAGCTGGTCAATATAAATTACAAGTATTAAATGTAGAATATTTAGTTATTGCTGGTGGTGGTGGTGGTGGATATAATTTTGGTGATGGTGGTGGAGGTGGTGGTGGAGGTGCAGGTGGCTATCGTAATTCCTATGCTTCTGAAACTTCAGGTGCTAATTCTAGTACAGAAACACCTTTAACATTAAATTTGGGTACAACCTATACAGTAACAGTAGGTGCTGGTGGTAGTTTAAATGGAGATGGAAATGATAGTGTTTTTTCTACAATAACTTCTATTGCTGGTGGTGGTGGTTCACAAGGTAACCCAGGTCGTACTGGAGGTTCAGGTTCAGGTGGTTCAGGAGATGGAGGTAATGAAGGTGGTGGTTCAGGTACAGCTAATCAAGGAACTGCTGGTGGACAAGGTGGTTCAGGTAATGGTTCAGGTGCAGGTGGTGGAGGTGGTGCTTCTGTTCAAGGTTCTGCTGCTGGAGGTAGTGGCGACCAAGATAATGGTGGTTCAGGTGGTGCAGGTTTAAGTTCATCTATTACTGGTTCTGCTGTAACTAGAGCTGGTGGTGGTGGAGGTGGTTCTGCTGATGTTTCTTCTGTAAATGGTGCTGGTGGTGCAGGTGGTGGTGGTGCTGCTGGAGTTGCAGGAACAGCTAACACAGGTGGTGGAGGTGGTGGTGGAGATAGAGGTGGTTCTCCTGATACTCCAGGTGCAGGTGGTAGTGGTGTAGTTATTTTAAGATATCCAAATACTAAAACAGTTACTGTAGGTGCAGGTTTAACATCATCAACTGCAACTGATGGAGATTACAAAGTTACTACTTTTACTGCAGGAACAGATACAATTAGTTTTAGTTAGGAAATTATGGCACATTACGCATTTATTAAAAACAATATAGTAACAGAAGTGATTACTGGAAAAGATGAAACTGAAACAGCACCTGATGGTTTTGCTGATTGGGAAGAATATTATCTAAACAAAAGACCAGGACAAGATGCTTGTAAAAGAACTTCTTACAATACAGTAGGTAATACACATACTGATGGAGGAACTCCTTTTAGAGGTAACTACGCAGGAGTTGGTTATAATTATGATAGTATTAATGATGTTTTTACTGCACCTCAACCAGTAATAGAAGGTAAAACATTTCAACTAAACGAAACAACCTGGTTATGGGAAGAAATAGAATAGCTTTTCCTGCCACCACAGGAAATAAAAGGGGAGTGCCACCACACTCCTCTTTTTGTATGATATAATCCTGCTTATGGATTTTATAATAGGTTTCTTAATAGGTTATTTTTTAAAAGAAATTAGTTCTTATCTTAAAAGATTAAGTAACTGGGATTGGGATAATCGTTCATCCTTTGATAAGGAATGGGATTTTATTTCACTTAGAGAGGATGACCTACCATAATGTCTAACGAAAAATATAGTAATGGCTTCACACAGAAGGAATTAAATATAATGATATTAGAAAAGTTAGACAAGATAGAAAATCAATTAGATACAAAATTAGATAAGTCAGAGTTTCATAAGATACTAGGATTAGTAGGAACAGTAGCTGTAGTTATAGCAGCGTTTATAATGTAATTATGTGCATAGTAGAAAAAAAAGAAGATGGTTCGTTTGTTCAAATTTGTAATTGTAAGCATGGCAGTGATAATTGCAGTAATAAATAGCTTTACAAATCAGATATCATTATACTTAGTTAAACGAGAAAACAGGAGATATAATGGCAATACCTGAACGTATTAAAAACACAATGAAAAAAGAAGGTCTTAGTGGTGTTAATAAACCTAAACGTACACCTAGCCACAAAACTAAATCGCATGTTGTTATGGCTAAAGAAGGTAATACATACAAGTTAGTTAGATTTGGACAACAAGGCGTTAAAGGTGCTGGTAAAAATCCTAAAAGTAAAAAAGATAAAGCACGTAAAAAGTCTTATTATGCTAGACATAATGCACAAGGTAAACCTACATCTAAGTTGTCTGCTAAGTATTGGTCACACAAGGTTAAGTGGTAAACAAGCGTACTAATTGTTTTTACTGTAGGAAAGATTTACAGTTCTTTGATACATATAAAATGTGTATTAATCTAGGTTGTACAGAGTATAATAAACATCTTAGGAGATATGATGGCAAACAAGAAGAAGAATAGTTTAGTAAATAATATTAATAGACGTAAAAAAGCTGGTACTTCTCGTTCAAAAAAGAACTCTACAATATCTAAAAAAGCTTATAAACAATTAAAACGTGGCTGGAAATAATGCCATTACCTGAAGCATATGTTAATAATACTTCTCAAATTGGTCAGTATTGTGGTAATTGTGAATACTATATTAATAATCATTGCATTAAATTCAACGAACAAGTAGCATCATATGGTTGGTGTGCAGCATGGGAAAGTACAAATGAAGAATAATAAATGGATACAAAAAGCAAATCTTAAAAAAGATGCTTTTACTGCTAAAGCTAAAAAACGTGGTATGACAGCACAACAATTTGCAAGTAAAGTATTAGCTAGTCCTGCTAGATACGATAGTAAAACTGTTAAACAAGCTAGATTAGCTAAGACATTTAAAAAAATGGCTAAGTGAAATTAAATAACTCATTAATTATTAAATGGTTTTTAAAAAAATATTTACCAAGATATAAAATTAAAATTAAAATACAACGTAAATTACTAAAAGATAATTACGGAGAATTGTATATTGAAGATTATAATTACAAACCAAGGTCTTTTAAAATTTATATAGATAAAAATTTAAATAATAAAAAATATATAACTACTTTATTACATGAACTATGGCATATTTATCAATTTGTTGTTGGTAAAGTAAAAATTAGATATAATAAAACTTATTACAACAATATTGATGTTACAAATATTGATGATAAAAATAGATTATTCGAAATAGAAGCAGAAAAAATGGAGAAAATTTTATTAAATGAAATACGAAGTATTAAGAATTAGTAGTCAAAAAGATTCTACATCTGGATTATTATTTGAAGTTGACAATGGTAAACGTACATTTCTTTGCTACACATTAGAAGATGAACAACGTGATGTTAAAGTCTGGGGTGAAACACGTATACCTGCTGGTACTTATAAGCTAGGATTACGTACTGAAGGTGGATTTCATACTAAATACATTTCTAAGTTTGGTGCTGACTTTCATAAAGGCATGATATGGGTATTAGATGTACCAGGATTTGAATATATTTTATGGCATATAGGCAACACAGATGAAAATACTGCTGGTTGTTTATTGCTAGGTGACTCGCAAGAAAGTAATCTTGTTAAAAAAGATGGGTTTGTAGGTTCAAGTACAAGTGCGTATAAACTTGTATATCCACGTGTATTAGCAGCTATTCAGTCAGGTTTAAATGTAGAGGTTAAATATATAGATTATGATGGTAAGTTACCATTAGAAGCAAGTAATGCTAGTCCACCAGATTTAATTAGTTCTAAAGATGTTATGGAAAAATTACAAGAGATAAGTGGTGAAGTCCAATTATTATCTGCTAAACTAGATAGCAGAAAGATAGTATAATGTCAGACCCAATACAAGATTATATTGAAGAAATAGAAGGTAAAGGTGGTATGTCTAGTGGCAAAAAAGGTTCTGCTACACAAGGCCCATCTTCTGATTATCTACAATATGCAACTACACAAGAAAGTTTATCTCAATCTACATTTGTAGAACGTGATATGTTGAAGTCTATTGATGAACAATTATTAAAAGCAAAAAAAGCAATTGAAACTTCTAAAGGTAGAGTTGCACCTCCACAACCTCGTAGTGCTGCTGGTGTTAAAAAAGCTGTTGATTATGAACAAAGTTTAATAGATACTTATAATTTTTTAGAAGGTGAAAAAGCTGCTGTACAAAAATCATTAGATGCTAAATTAAAAGCATTAGGTACACCAGTAGAAGTAACAGCTCAAGAAGCTTTAGTTAAAGCTAGAACAACTGAAGGTCCAATGAAAGTTTCTTTTCAAGGTCAAAAAAAACCTCCTTATTTAACAACTGATGTTCCAAAAATAGAAGAAAGTATAAGACTTGCTAGTGGCAAATATGGTGTAGTAAAAATTGACCCTAATTTACCTGGTAGTGCTGCAACTATTGGTCCAGAACCAGCACAATCTCCACAATCAGCTGCTAAAACTGTAAAACCAACAGCAGTTTCAGATATAACTGTATCAATGGAAACTAAAAAAACACCTGGTGGTTTAGAATATAAATCTCCTACTAAATACAATGTTCCAGAAATGCGTATTGGTACTGAATTAGGAACAAATTTTAAAACTGGTGAACCAATATCAAAAGAACTCAAAGGTAAAATACCTGCAAGTCAATATATTTTAGAACGTGGTTTAAAATCTGATGCACAAATTGTAGAAGCATATAAAAAACAAGGTGCTGAATATGCAGCTCAAATAGCTGAAGAACAAATATCTATGAGTAAAAAAGAATTTGATTTTGAAACTGGCGAAGTTAAAAGTACTAGTATTGAAACAGTTATGGGAGTTAAAGGTCCTCGTCCAGAAGAAAAACCTGACCTTACTGATGCTCAAAAGAAAGCATTACAAAAAAATTTACCTTATGTAGAACCTACTACAGGAGTTACTAATTATACACCTGGTGTACCATCTCCAGATGCAAAAATAATACAAGAAACAGGTACACCATTTAAAGTACAACCTCCTACAACAAAAGTTCCTGGTGGTGGAAGTGCAGGATTTGGTGATGTAGGTAAGCCAAAAGATTTACCTAAATTATCTGTATTTACAGCTGGTCCTTTATTAAAAGGATTATCTAGAACTTTCAAAGGTAAACAATTTGGTGGTATGGTATTACCTAAGAAAACAGTAGAAGAAATGCTAGGCATGTTACCTGGCTATGGTAAAAAACCGGAGGCTTAAATGAAAGATGAATACAAAATAGTATTAGAAAAAACATTATGGACATTTGTTCAAGCATTTTTAGGTGCGTTAACAGTTGCTCCATTAGTAGGCGTAGATATTAATGCAATACAACTTGCTGCAATATCAGGTGCATCTGCTTCGTTAGTAGTAATAAAAGAGTTTGCTAAGAAACAATTAGCAGTCGTAGATAAGAAAGTGAGTAAATAATGAGTAATGTACCTTTAATTGTAGGTGGTGGAGATTATCCTAGAAAAAAACTTAAACGTAGACCTGTTGCAAAAATAATGCCTAAACAACCTGAAAAAATGCCTTATTATCCTTCAACAGGTTCTAATAAATTACCTAATGCTATGTTTAAAGAAAATTTAAAAAATGCTTTAATTAAAGTATGGGAAGATAGAAATCAAGCTAATCAAGGAACAAAATTAAATCCATAATGAAATATATAGATGACCCTGAAAAAGTAATACAACAAAAAAAATCTTCTATATATTCTGATACAGCTTCTATGGGAAGATTAGAATCTGGTATGCGTGCTAAACAAAGTATGCATTTATCTAAGATGTTTGAAGCTAAAGCTGATAAATTCTTTGCTAAAGCTGCTGCAGCAACTAAAGAAGGTGCTTATAAATACGCAGATACAATGTTTGCTAAAGGTTTACTTGCACAAGAAGAAGCTTTTAGAATGGGTTATAAAGGTATTAAACAAGAAAGAAAATCTAAATAACCTTATTACGTGTTTATTGACGCTCTCTTTTTAAAAAACCCATAAGTAAATCTCTATAAGCTCTTTTACTTCCATTAGGTCTACGACCATCATATATGTCGTGATGGTATTTACATAAGATAGCTACATTATTAATATCAAATTTACTTTGTTTATCTCTACCACCCATACCTATACCTAATATGTGTGCTAGTTCTAACCAATTTTTATCGCCACAATATGCCCACTCACAGGCATAATTAGCCCTTTTAAGAGCTTGTTCACGTAGTTCTGATAGATTGTTCATTAGTATTTTTTAACAGGTAATTTGTAAGTTTTATTTTGTATTTTTATTTTTTCATATTTAGTTGATTTACGAAACTTATATTTTAATTTAAGTATTTTGTATAATTTTTTCATTATTCCTCCTCTGGATTATACATAGTATATTTAAGTGTCAGTTCTGTATATGCTGGTATGTCTTCTGTTGTCCATAAGTAATTAAAACCATTAAGTTTACTTAATTTACAATTAGGTGTATTGCTATGATTGATAAAACCACCTAATGGTGTACGTATTATCTGTAATGTGCAGTCACAAAAGACATGAGTAAGTCCTATATTTGTACCTTTAGAAATATCTTTAACAGTAAACAGACCTAATCCGTCTATAGAACTAGGTCTGATTGTTAAATATGCAGGTAATGGCCTGTATTTAGCCATACACTGTAAAGTATCGCCCTGATGGGAAGTCCCAAGCTTCTAATATGTCACGCCATCTAACTTTGTTTTGACCTAATCCCCATTTACCTTCGTAAATAGCGTTAGATACGTACATAAATAGTTGCGTACTACATCTACCTTCAACTCTACCTACTCCTTGTGGTAGGTCTATAAGCCGTTGTATGTATCGTAATGTATTATGTGTTACTGCTCCTGTATCAGTAGCTCGTGCTTGCATCAAATCATTAGGTGCAACTTCATTTATACCTACTGTTACTCTTTTAGGTGCTAGTTCTACAATACTATTTAAGTCATGTGTAGTTGATAGCTCTAAATTTAAAGTATCTCTGTCAATTTTATATGATACCCATACTTCAGTACCATTTGCATTTAAACCTAAGAACCTACGGCCACCAAAGACTTCAACATCTTTAGCTAACTTAACTAGTTCTTTAGTTTGTTCTCTAAATTTTATACGACTAATATCATTATGGTCGTATTCAACATTATTTTTTGTACTATAATCTGTAAAATTATTCACAGCTATGTCCTTCCTCTATTTCTATTAAACAATCTTGACAAAAATATTCCATTCCTGGAACTGGATGTGACATTATTCCTCCTCTAATTGTGATAAGTGCCAATTATAATCTTTAACAAATTTGTCCATAAGAAATCTTAATTTAATCATGTTAGGTGCTACATTAAAGGTATCACTACCACATGCTTGAACAAATTGGTTACCCCAAACTTTCATGAATTTAGGATTAGTAAATATATTTATTTTATCTATATCAATTTTCTCTTTCATCAAAGTCCTTAAAGTAATTATCGTGACATTTCTCACATTTTTTATTCCAAGGTACATCTGTTACAAATGCACTTGAACAGTCTTCGCAAAGATAATTAAACAATTCCTCTAATGGTTTATTGAGTTGTTGTTTGTTCTTTAGATAACTGTATATATAATCGTTCATTGTTAGTTCCTTTCCAACATTGCTTACTGCTATTCCAATGATGCCAACCATCATTATATACCAACCACGCAGCGACAAAAGTAGCGGTGCGTGTGTTGGTCCTAGAATTAATTATACCAAGCTTAGGTTTTAACCAATACCAGGTGTCATCATTAAATTGCCAAAGACCAACATCTTTTGTGCCATTTGTATTTGTATTTATTGCGGTGGATATTCCTGTACTTTCACAATAAATAACACCTAAAGCACGTAAGATGTCTGGTTCTTCGAAATACTCAGCAACTAAAGGTGCATGATGTTCTACAACTTCTATGTTTTGTTTTACATCATAACATTCAATTACTTCATTTAAGTTATCGGCTGTAAGTAACATAGGAAACAAACAGCCGACAATTACTTCTATCATTAGCTAATAGTAGCAGCTTTCTTTGAAGGAACTTTAGTACAATAGTAATGTACTAATCCTCTTTTTTTACTAGGTAAGGTAGTAATTTCATAACCTTCTGCTCTAAGATTATGTATTATTCCACCAAACCTATGGCTATATAGCTCTGTAACAAATTCCCAATTACTAATTGGTTCATCATCCATAAACTCCTCAAATGCCCATGCAATAAGTTGAGATTTTGATTTGATAAATGCAGGTACTTTAATACCTCTAAAGTATTCAGGTATCATTAAATACCCCATTCTGTAGGTAAATCACTGTTCTTTAACCACCATGACTTACGCCATTTACCTGAATGTCCACCGCATATAGCTGGGTCATTTGTTGAACAAACAAAATCAGGTGATGCTTCACTTCTTTTGCTGTTACGATTATCGTATACCATTTGTCCACAATAAGGACATTTAAGGTCATCACGATATTTTTTCTGTTCTTCCATTTTGTTTACTACTTTCTTTACTATTCCAGATAATTCTGGATTTGGAGTAATATCTTCTACTACACCAGCTTCAACAAGTGTTTTAACCTTATCATTTAATGACATTTGGTCTAAAGCACTAGGTATTTTAGCTTCATCTGTACCAGATAATTTTTCAAGCATTTGTAAATAACTATCTAATTGTTCATTACTCCAAAACGTTTTATTATCAGGAAACTTTTTTAAACGTGCGTAGTCATTAGCTTGGCCAATGACTTTTTTACGCACATCTACATCTTTAATATGTTCAGTTATACCAGCAACAGTTGTTGCTATGAACTGTATATCTTGTTTCATTTCAATAAACTAGTATTGAATCTACCTAAAAAGATTTGACTTGTTCCAGAAACAATTCTGGCAAATTCGAATCCTTTATTGTTGTATTTTTTATTGTAATTTCTAACACGTGTATGAAATTTTGTATCAGTTCTATTACCTAATGTATCTAATACAACCCATTTATTTGGTTGTGCAGTTAATTTATTAGCATAATCATCAGTAATAAATACTGCTTTTTTCCAATTACCAGCATTATTTGCTGATTCTGGAAGTGCATCTAATACTTGACCAATTTTATATTCCATTGATAACTCTCTTTCCAAACATAATAAACTGAGTTTCAGTTCTTATATTTTTAAATTCATAGTTAGGACCATGTTTATCAGTCCAACTTTTAACTCTATGGTAGTATTTACCAACTTTATTAATATATTCAACGCTTTTTCTATCAATACCAGCTATATTTTCAATGTCCATAGCTACCCATTTATTAGGTGAAGCATCTAATTTATCTTTGTATTGTTCTTCAAACAACAAAGCACTTGCTTTTTTAGGTGCAGCTGATTCTGGTAACGTATCAAACGTTTGACCAATTGTGTATTCCATAGTTATTTATCTCCTTCTGAAGCATTTAGAATTTCATCCATAATTGCTTCCATATTTGCCAATGTTTCAGGACTTGGTTTATTTTCTTTTTTACGCATGTCTACTTTAGTTACTATAACTGATGCATCTTTTGCAGCCATTTCTGGTGTATATTCATTAGATACATAAGATGTAGCTTCTTCTTCTGATTGAGTAGAACCAGACCAAAGTTCCACGCCTAAACCGAATCTCATACATGCACGTTTGAATGCATCAGATTCAGCATCTTTAAGGTTTGTACCGTCATTAAACTTTGAATTTGTTAATTTAAATGTATCAACATCTCCAAAGCCATCATAACTTCCCATACCTTCAATAGTTATAGTGCCTTTAGCACCTACTATTCTTTTCTCACCGCCATGCATACCATAGATTGGTTCACATGACCATGAATATTTGACACCACTATCACGTAATCTTTCTACATAATTAGCGTGTGGTACATAATCTCCAAACTTACCAGATGGTGCTTTACGCACAAGTTCTGATGGGAATGGGGATAACAAGTCAACGTTATTAGTCATAACTTCCTTCCTTTTTATAAAATACGTTTCTTACGTAGGTAAAGAAACGTATGATATATTATTCTTCTTCTTTATCTAGATTTAATGTCTTCCTTAGGTCTGTAACTCCACGACTAAGTGGTTGTAATTTGATGTTTCCCTCATCATCTGCAAGAATAAAATATGGTCTATCACCTAAACCACTGTATTCTATTCCAGTTACTTTCCAATTAGGTTTGACATTTATGTCATCCATAATATACATTATACCTATATTTATTACTTGTCGTTTAATTTAACAAGATACTCTGCTGTTACACCATGATTAGGTTTAGCGAATAGTAACCATTGACATGGTCTACCCATTGACGCTAATTGTTCTAATGCATAAGTGTTATAGCTTTCAGTACTTCCATTAACCCAAACTCTTATGTCATTAACATACATTGTTGTAGGTGTATGAAAGTGTCCAGCAACTGCGTAATCAAAGTCTGGCATTAAGCCTCTTGATGCTAATGCTTTCCAACCTAGTAGTTTTTTACCAAATCCATACCATGGGAAACCACCATGTCCTCTAACATTATCACCATGCCATACAAAGAACTTACATCCTTTGCCAATATCAGCAATATCAAACCAATGATTATCGCCCTCAGAATCTGGAATAGTAAATGAAATTCGTTTATCTTTTTCATATATCATATCCATTATTTTGCCTAGCATTCTGTCTGCATTAGAGTCTGGATGATAATCTTTTCTAGCACGTCCACCTAGTGAACCGTGATTACCTATTACCCAGTGTACTTCTACTTCCACAAAGTTAGCTAGTAATATGTCAAAGAATTGTGTCAATATTCTAGGTCCATCAATTGTTACTTGGTTATATAACGAAGCATCAATTAAATGATGTTGACCTGGGAATATAAGTTCACCTTCAACTATATCTCCAGCTGCTAGGACTACACACTTATTAACTGGATGTGCATATCTTTGAACATTTGTCAATTCAACTATTTTATTTGCATATTCAATGACACGTTTTTCAGCTACTTTTGTGTTATAATCTGGCGTTACTTTTGCTAATTGAACATCAGATAATATTGCTACTGCTACTTCTTCGTTTTTATTTGCTTTGTGTATTGTTGGTTTAGGAATAATTGGTTTATCCCATGTACGAAGATTTGTAGATACAGCATCATAAACTGCATTTATCATATCAGCTTTTTTATTTTTAGCTTTCTCTAATAATTTAAGAAGTTTAAGATTATCTGCTTTTAGTTCTTGTATCTTAATAGACTCAGCCTCAGCTAATAACTTTTCTATTTCGTTATTATTCTTGGGCATTATCTACTAAGTTTTGAAAGTGATTGCGAATTGCACTTTCACTTATTTTGATACCATAATGTTCTTTAAGCAATCTGCTTACAACAAATGGTTTAATTGGTCTACCAGATAGAACTCTTGATTCTATACCATCCCAAAATGGTTTGGCTTCATCAGTTATTCTTTCTGATATACGATTAACTTTTCCTGTTTCTGCTTCAGTCAACAGTTGTTCAATATCTATCATAGGTTTCATTATAATTCCTTTCTGTTTTAATACAAGTTTTTAAATTAATAATTAATTATGTGTGCTGCCTAGCACGGTACTCACACGCTTTTCATCTTCGCATCACATCGCATTAAATTTGTTAAATATTGATTTGCTAAAACAAGGTGATGCTTGATAAACGCTTTGTTCGTAACCATGCCCGGCATGCACAAATTAGGTGTAGTGGTGTTAACTATAGGATTGTTGTTGACATGACTAGAAAACCCTTGTTCGTAATTCTCTTACGACTCTATTCCACTACGTGAACATAGCTTAACTTGTGGAAAGGAGGTCACAAGCACCATTGCTGGTTTACTATGTTCCCTACACTATACCATATTAAGTTTTATAGCATGTTCCTTTACTTCATCTATATCTTTTAGATTAATAATTTTATTACTTGTACAAATTTGCAGTACATCACGCATTAAATTCATACCACTAGAATTTTTACCATGAATACCAAATACATGCATATCTGATACCCATATTCTTCTAGGTGGTTGTGATGCTAGCCATTCTAACGCTGGACCATCTATGACATTACCACGACCTTTATGCTTGTATAAATAATTTTGATTTACACGCATACCATTTTTCGCAATAACTCGTAAGTCACCTGTATTGTAGCTGCCATTGTACATAGCAATATTAACTGCTGGTAGCAACTGCATAATTTCTAATAAATCATTTGCACTAAAGTTCATAGAACCTGATGCATCTATCAATATAGTTCCACCTAATACATGCTGTTTTTGTTTAAATATCTTTTTGTCAATACAATAACGATTTATGTATTTAGGATTGTAACCAAAATCAGCTGGTCTATATTGTCTACCATTTTTTAGTCTTGCTTGTAAATTATCAGTTAATGGTGGTTTATGAATAGTCATTGTTCCCCATTTACCAATACCAGAACTAGAATTATATTGCATTTCTTCTATCAAAGATTTACGCATACGTTCTTCTAGGTCTTTAACAGTGTCACCAACACCAGATTTAGCATCTTGATTATTAGAATTTTCTCCTGATTCTTCAAGATTGTCTTGACTTGGTTGTTGATAAATACTTTCTTCTGGTTTATCCATAAAAGTATCTAGTACTAAAGATAATTCTTCAGCAATTTTTTGTACTTTACGATAGCTAATACTAGTAGAATTATTATGTCTAACTTTTATTAATTTACTATAAAAGTGATACATTTGATTATGTGCAAATTCTAATTCCGCTTGTCTTATTTGACTGACATTCGGCTCTGTTCTGAATTTAGCCATAATTTCTTTTAATGCAATAAATTCACTAGACCATTTATGATAACTTTCATATTGGGCTCTACGATATTTATCTTTTTTATAAAAACCGTTTGATGCCTCATATGGATTAACATATTTATGGTCTTCATCTATTTCATTTGTTTTCCACATACAAGCTAAACCGTAAAGTATTATTTCTGCTATAGAACCTTTTTCTATAAGTTGTATCAATTTCATCCTAAACATTTCTAAACACATAGTTGGTTCATTTATGCCTAGATTATTAATATACATTAAATAATTGACACGTATTTCTTCTAGAACTTCTACAGCTTCTTTACGTGTTTGTGGTGATAATTTGCCCATGGTTTTTGGTGACCATTTAACATGACCTAATTCGTGTCTACGAACCATACGACCATGATTACAACCACAATATTCACATTCTCTATCCAAAGGAACAGTCATTTGATAATTCAAATTATCTGTACAAGCACCTTGACCATTTAATGTTTCTCTAACTTGCCATTCTGTACCTGTAATTATTTCTGGATAGGGATATGGTTTATTCTGCATCGACTTTAGATAACTGTATTGCATCAATTAATTCTTCGGCTTTATCACCAAATACTAATTTAGCTGCAGTTTCTATATCAAAATCATTCTTTTGTAAATCAAAGAATTCTTTCCATGAACGAACAGAAACACGAGATTCTGGGTCATCAACAATAGATGTATCATTGATAGCCTTATGCCATTCATCTGGAAATTTTGCCATAGCTTTAGGATGTATCTTGTTAATATATATTTTAACTGGGAATCTATCCTTTAATGCTAATGGCAATGATTCTGGCGGACTGTTAGTTGTAGCTACAACTTGAAAACCTGGTTCTGGTTTAACAGTTTCCTTTGTATCGTTATTGATTGTTAATTGTGCTATTTCTTGGTCATCAAGAATAGCGTGAAGAAATGTCATTGCATCTGGTGATGCATGGTCTATCTCATTAATAACAAGACGACCGCCATTTCTCCATGACTGTATTGCAATACCGTCATGCCATTCGAATGTACCGCTACTACTTGGCTTATAAAAGCCTTCTAAGTTAGCAGAAGCAGTATCTTCTGTCATAGTTACAGAAAACACATTAGGTTCTCCGTTTATATTTAATGGTGCATTTGTTTTAATTGCACTATATGATTTACCTGTACCTGGTGGTCCGTATAATAAAATACGTCTTGATTTACCAAGTACAGCATTTACTAATTTCCAGCAGTCTGCTGTATTTTCCATAGTATTTCCTTTCTATTATTCTTCTTCATCAGAAGATTTTTGAATAAAGCGACAATAAATGTCAACTTTACCTTCGTTGTTTTTTCTTTGTTGTATCTCAAACTTACCTTTATCTTTAAGATGAGATATATTTGCTTGTGTCATAGACTCTATATTTGCCTTGACACCGCTAATCCACTTATCACGAGTACCAATATTAAACCATTGGCCTGGCATAGATAACAAGACTTTAACCTTAACATCTGTCAATAATGTAGGTTTTTTACCTGTTCTATTACCAAATGGTGTTGGTGGATTTTCTAATTTCATATCTTCTGGAAACATTATTCCCCCTGTTCCTCTAGATATGTTTTAATGTCATTAATCATATTTTCATTAACTTCTTCACGATATTGATAAATAGATTGTTCTGTAAGTCTAAATAATTCATTTTTATTACCTTTAACATAACATTGAACACTTGTAGGATTATCTAACATAAAATCTTTTAGATAATCTTTTATATCTACTTCTGAATGATTTTCTGTAATATGTTCTGCATTTTCTTTTGAAAAACCATAAAAGCTTAACGCTTTTTCAGTCATTAATATTTCATATGCAGTATTAATTGCAGTTATATTTGAAACAGCTTTGACTTCAATTGAAAACAACAAATTAATAGAATCTGTTGAATCTATATCTTGGTTTTCATCAAAATCATTTATAAAAGCAAATTCAACTACATAATTTTGTTGTGGTCTAGATTTTGCAATTATATTTGTACCATTTATTTTCATTATTCTCCTTTCATATAGTGTCGTGGCGTACATAGGTAACGACACGACACATATACTTTTATTTTTTACTTTTGAGTGCTATATAAATAGCTTGTAACACATAGTTAGCGAACCAAACAGGAATTACATTGTTTATATGGTTGTTTTAATCTCTAGTGCTAGGCTAGAGTTTCCTACCTTATGCGTTCCTATGTGCTACAAGCTACCTACATACTTTGGTCTAACGGCTAGCAAGGGAAAGGTATGAATGACCTTATAAACTAGCAGTATGTTGATAGCTTTGATGTTTATTTAATTGTATCAGCTAAATCACTATATTGATAAATACTATATACACTATGCTCATGTGATAATATTTTTATATTTTCATTATTATCTGCTAGTTGAACTAAATCATCAATAGTTTTCATTGCTTCATCTGGTGTCATATCTGATGGCACTTGAAAATGTACAGTAATTTCATTAACATTTTCTTTAATACTTGTATCTACAAATATATACATACTCATACTTCATCTCCTTTTCTAATTGACATACCAGTAATACTGATATTATTTGGTATAATTACAAGTTTTTCATCAGCTAATTCAAAAGCTTTTTCTTCTGAATCAGCAACAACTGAAAACTCTACATTAGCTGTAATTTCATATCTATTTAACATTATTCTTCCTCCATTTCACTTATCCAATCTTTTATATACATATTTTCAACAACGCTAACAGCGTCATCCCAATCTTCAGCATCAAATCTGACAAGTATTTTATAAGTTGGCATTATTCTTCCTCCATAGGTTGTTGTTTAATTTGTTGTATAGCAACTAACCAAATAGCTTGTTGTTCTGGTGTCATAATTTTAAAAGCTGCATCATTTTGTTTACGCAAAACATCTATAACTTTTAATAATTGTGTAATACTTTTACTTAAACTTTTTGCTAATTTTAAATTAACACTCATTATTCTTCCTCCATATATGGTTCGCCAATAGTTTTAATAGCAGTTAAAAAATATGCCTGTTGTTCAGGTGTTAATAATTCAAATGCTACATCTATTTGTCTGCGTAATACATTTATAATTGCTACTAGTTTTTTAACGTCTGTAATCATTATTCTTCCTCATTAAATAAAATATTTTTCCATTGTTCTTTTGTAATACCAGTCATTGCTAGTTTTAAAGCAGAAAATGTTTTCATTAAATCATCAAAGAAAATATCATTAACTGTTTGTTCTCCTTTTTCATCAGTATGAAATGTAATGTCAAACATATCTCCCCATGTGTGATGTACTGTAACTGTCATAATTTTTTTATTGTAATTAGGAAATTTAATTTTTAAACCACCTCTTGATTTATCGCTTTCCTTAATTTCAATTACCTCATCACATTTGGATAAGTCAAAATTAACTTCTTCTGCATAAGCTTTGATAGCGTCTGCACTATCTGTATATTGTCGCATTATTCCTCCTCTTGATTTTTATAGTGTTTATTAATTTGATATTTAATTGCTTCATATTGCATTGCATTATGTTGACGAATTGTTTCTATAACTCTGTCATTGGTAGACCAATTAAGAGTATCACGCAACATAAACAATATAATTGTACGTAATTGTTTTTTAGTTAATTGATTTAATTTTATTATTTCATCCATAATTTTCCTTTCTAGTTAGTGCCTACTATTCAGTAGACACTAACTCTTGATTGTCAACAACTGATACAGATTTCTTAGCTTTGTAAGTTGGTGATTGTCTATGTAAATCACGTACTGCATCAATGTCAAGATACAATGGAATGGTTTTAAGTTCCCCATTTATGTATCTGCTTATCCAAGTTCTTTTATTCCATGGCACTGGTTTACCAGTAATACCGCAGATAGGTAACTCGTATTGATTTTCTTCCATAACGATTACTCCTTTCGTTTTGCTGTATATACAGCTAGTAGCATACAAATTGTGAAAACTCGAACACAAAAACAATTCATACACTACCAGCTATATACACTTATCAAGTGTTTGTTAATAATCAACTAAAAAAATGGAAAGTGCTGTGCAAAAGCAACAGCACTCTCCAAAGGAATATATTAAAATGGTATATCGCCAAAATCAGATGAATCAACATCTAATTTCATATCTACATTTAGAACTTTTAAATCAGCTCTATATCTAGATTCTGCTTTATCTTCATGATAATCAATAACTGCTTGGCCAACTAAATTTTTTACTTGGTCTAATTGATAGTCATTAAGAATAGTTCCTAATGTTGTAATTGCTTTATCTATTTCTACTATATTCATAGTTTCTCCTTTTTTATTAGTATATATTTATATATACCATAGAGTGTACATAAGGGGATATACACTCTAGCTATATATTATATTTTAAGTTTACTTTGTTCGTAAATTACTTCATCTATTTCTACTTCTTTTTTAAGTTCTATAGGTGTAATAATTACATTAGTTCTTTGCTTACCTAAATTATGAAATGTCCAAATATTTTCGTTCATCTCAAATATTTTTACTCCGCATGAACTATGAACAAACAATGGATATTTAGCGTTAGTCTTTTTAGAAAAATACCAATATCTATCTCTCATAGTTTCTACATCTTGCGAACAATATCCGCATACAACAGTCTTCATATAATCTCCTTTCATGAAAAGTTGTCGTATTCAAAAGATATACGACAACGATATACTGTTATTCTTTACTAAATAGCCATACAAGTATGACAATAGCTGTAAACATTAGTCCTAGTGTCAACCATTTAGCACTAATAGTCATTAGTCCTAATATATCCATTATTTATTCCTACTTTCTAATATCATACTAATATCTTCTTCTATTGAATCCCAAAAAATAGCTCCTACTATGTAATCGCCATGCAACATTTCAAGTTCTTCTTCTGTAAAATCAGTTTTAAATTCTTTATTAAACTTGATAGTAAATTGTTTTAAGCTATCTTTTCCCATACTTATGTATTTTTTATCTATAATTCGCCATAAATATTTATATACATAATTATAATACAAATAGCTTTTCCAATTAATCTCTAAAAAGCTCTTTCTAATTTGCTTAAATTTATTATTCATTATTCCTCCTATATAGATATAACGCTTACGTAAGTAAAAGCGTTGTATCGACTTATCACGTGTTTGTTAATAGTTCCATATAAAAAAAACAGAAGGCTGGGATATTTAATCCCAACCTCCTGTAATACAGACCTATTATTTCTGAGCTTCTAATAGGATATTTTGACCGCAAGGCTTGCATAAATTACGATACCAAAACTCGTAATTAACATAATTATTACCTTGTTTTTTACTTCGGCTTTCTCTAAAGTTAAAACCTAATTTAACTTGTCTATCGCCTTCATGATTAGAAGCCTTGCACTCAAAAGTCTTAGCTTCAGTATTTGTTTCTTTAGCTGTAGTATCTACAACTTCTTCTTTTATTTCTAGCATTTAATCTCCTTTATAGTTAACTAGAGAAACAAACAGTATGTCTGTTCCGCAAGGATAACAGACATACAGACCTTGAAGTTCAGTACTCATTTAAGTAACTTTCTTTTGAACTTATTATTCTAGAAGTATGGACTTACATTATCCTTCAAGGCATATCATTTAACTACCATAGGTCTGTATTTAAATTTATATACTGGTCATATGTAGGTACTATATGTATATACAGATACAGTATACATATACAGTACAAAATAAAATACATTACCTACTCAAAAAGAATACTGTATCTGTATATCCTTTGACCTACATATGTTAATCTTGACGTTGCATATATGTTATGTATGTCTAAAAAAATATCCTGGTAATTTTTTATCTAGAAACCCCAGTAATTTCAGGCATGAGCGGGCATAGAGATTATTGATGCTAATTAAACCTGTTCTAGTGTTCTTGGGTACTGCCTTTGCCTTTCTAGTGTACAGTATTACCTGTCAGCAGCTTTTGATGTCCCGGTCACCGCTTTACCTGTTACAAAATACTATGGTTTAATGTTTGTAATTAACAGAACTATAGCATATAATTCACACTATACAAACATCTACGGAGGAATAGTTAAAACATGGTAGATACTAAACATAATGTTGTTTGCATAGCAAATGGATGTAGAAAAAAACTTAAAGGCAAGCAACGTAAATTTTGTTCTCCTACCTGCCAAAAACGACAGTTTGCAGCCGACAAACGGCACAATGATAGAATTGTAAAACCAATTAATATAGAACGTAATTCTGATGAGGGTGATTACGCTTCTGTACGAAGGGGTCAGCATTACCGAGCTTTCGTAAGCGAAGGTATAGCTGATGCAGTTGCAACTGGCGAGATGGCAGTAGCTGAGGCGGCTTCCCTCCTTGGCTGTTCTTCAGCTACTGTCAGCAGAATGATGGCAGCATACAAAATAGATTTACGCAACGAAGTTGCAGCAGAAGATTGGGAACTATCCGCTGAAGCTGAAGCTGCATTAGAAAATTTTTCGAGCTTTCGCTCTAGATACTTTAGAACAGAACTGGGCAAAAAATATGAAACTGCACCATTCCATGTCAATTGGATAAATAATATAATTGATTCTATAAACAACGGTAAAGAATTATTAATACTGTCACCCCCACGACATGGAAAGACTGAACTGTTAATACACTTTGCTGTATATCAGATATGCAAAAACCCTAACGTACGTATTATGTGGGTAGGTGGTAACGAAGATATAGCTAAAAATGCGTTATCTGCTGTACTTGATGTACTAGATACAAATGAAGAATTAAGAGATGACTTCTGTCCTCCAGGCATGTCATTTAAACCTGATAATAGGTCAGGTAAAAACTGGTCACAAAATCAATTTACTGTAGGTACTAGAACAGTTGCAGGTATTAAATCACCTACAATGGTTGCTGTAGGTAAAGGTGGAAAGATATTATCACGTGACTGTGACATAATTATTGCAGACGACATTGAAGACCACCAAACTACAATGCAACCTGGTGCAAGAGAAAGTACAAGACAATGGTGGACTACAACATTATCATCTCGTAAAGAGGAACATACTGCTGTAGTAGTAATTGGTTCACGTCAGCATCCTGATGATTTGTATAATCATTTACTTGAATCAGATAATTTTACAAGCATAGTAGAAACTGCACATTCATTAGATTGTGCTATACCAGAACACGAAGAAGATATGCATACTGATTGTATGTTATGGCCTACTAAACGTACTTTTAAATGGTTAATGTCTAGATTACATTCTGCAGAAAGTACAGGTGGTAGGCAAACATTTGAAATGGTATATTACAATCAAGCATATGTAGAAGGTACACAAATCTTTACTATGAATATTATTGACCAATGTATGCGACCTGATTTAGTACTAGGTCAAGTTTATAAAAATTTATATTTAGTTGCTGGACTAGACCCTGCATCATCTGGTTATCAAGCTGCTGTACTTTGGGGTATTGACCAATATCGTGGAGAATTATATTTAATTGATTTAGAAAATAATCAAGGTGGCGGTATTAGAGCAGCACTTGACCAGATGGCTGTATGGTTACGTGATTACGATTGTAGACATTGGATAGTAGAAGAAAACGGATTTCAGTCTGCAATTCGTATGGACGAAGGTATAAAAGAATTTACTTTACGTACAGGTATTACAGTACAAGGACATCTTACAGGTAAAAATAAACATGACCCACTTTATGGTGTAGGTGCTATGGCAGATTTATTTGAAGATAGAAGAATACACTTACCTGTAGGTGATGGTATGTCAAATGCAAAAGTACAGCAATATAGGCAACAACTGTTATACTTTGATGGTAAGCCTGTTTCAAAGCGAAACAAGTCAAAAACTGATATAGTTATGGCTAGTTGGTTTCCTATGAAGGTTTTCAGACGTATGCAAAAAGAGCATGCTGCTGATATAGGATTAGATTACAATCCTAGTTATGGAGATTACAAAATGACGGAGATGAATAACGCACCATGGGCATAGAAAATTTAGATGTTAAGTCATACAAAGAAGTTTTAGCTAATGCAGCTAATTTAACTTCTGGTAAAAATGTTCAATCTAGACAAATAAGCAAAGCTAGAATAAAAGCTATTTTAAATGGTGGACCAGATGGTATTAAAGCATTACTTGGTGAAACAATGGAAACATCAGATGCTGATTTATTACCAGCTCCTAACATGTTGCAGTCTGGTATTGATAGACTTGCACAAAAAATATCTGGCGTACCTAATGTACGTGTAGATATTCCTAATGATGTAGATTCTGCTAGAGCAAAAAATAGAGCAGAAAAACTTGAACGCATTGTTACAAGTTATGATGAAAAACAAAATTTAAGTTTACAATTAGCACAAGCTTCTAGATGGTTACCAGGTTACGGTTATTGTGCTTGGGTAATTACAACTAAAAGAGATAAAAATGGTTTTTATTATCCTAGTGCTGAACTACGTGACCCATTTGATACATTCCCAGGTAACTTTGGTCCAGACCAAAAACCTAGAGAACTTGCTGTTGTGCGTAGAGTACCTAGATATAAACTTGCACAGATATATCCAGAATTTGCAGAACAAATTTTAAAACAAGATGATGATGATGAAACAGGACAAGAATATCAAGATTATGCTACACCATTTATGTCATATGATACTAACCGTGAACAACAATGGGAAGATAATACTTCTCAAGGTGTACGAGTTATTGAATATTATGACCAAGGTGGAACATACATAATATTTCCTGAACGTAGATTAATACTAGATTTTATACCTAACGTACTATCAACACCACCATTTGTATTTGTTAAAAGAGTATCTTTTGACATGCTTAAAGGACAATACGACCATGTTATTGGCTTGATGGCTATGATGGCAAAAATAAATATTATGTCAGCAATAGCTATGGAAGATTCTGTGTTTACAGAAACTAACATATCAGGTGAGATAGAATCTGGACAATATAGAAAAGGTAGATTTGCAGTAAATTATCTTGCACCTGGTACACAAGTTTCTAAACCACAAAACAATATGCCATATCAATTGTTCCAACAAATTGATAGGTTAGAGCGTCAACTTAGATTAGTAGGTGGTTATCCAGTTACTGATGACGCACAGTCACCTAATAGTTTTGTTACTGGAGCTGGACTTCAAGAACTTAATGGTGCTATGTCATTAATGATTAATGAGTATAGAGAAATCATTAAACATGGTCTTATTGAAATGGATTCTAAGAGATTAGAAATGGATACTGTTTTGTCTTACTCACAAGCTATAGGTAAAAAACCTATGGCTGGTTATCTAAACGGAACAGCATTTTCTGAAAACTATAATCCGCTACAAGATATTGGTGGAGATTATAGAACAAGACGTGTCTATGGTGTTATGGCTGGATTTGATGAACCACAAAAAATTGTAACTGGTTTGCAATTATTACAAGCTGGTGTTATAGACGTAGAAACTTTACAAGATAATATTGATGGTTTAGAAAATATACAAAAAGTTCAAGAACGTATTCGTAAAAATAAAGCAGAAAACGTTTTATTTGATGCTTTATTACAAAGGTCTGCACAAGGTGATGTACAAGCAACTATGGCTGCTATAGCTGTTTATGAAAATCCAGCTGCTATATTAGATATATTTAGACAGTTCTATACACCACAAGAACCACAGATGACACCTGAGCAAATGGCTATGATTGAACAACAAATGATGCAACAACAAATGGGACAACAACCTCCTAGTATTGCTGCTGCGTTTGGAATGTAATGAGATGGATGAATTTTACGAAGGTGAATTTTGGGAAATGGTTTACCAAGAGTATGGAGTTGTAGACGAACTAGACATTCTTTCTGAGAATGTTATAGAAATTATACAACCTCAACCAGGTATAATTATTTTAATAACAAAGGATATGTATGGGGAACAAGAAACGGACTAATAGAGGTGGCTACAGACAACCAGCTGAACCTGCTTATGTAAAAGCTGCTGGACCTGGTGCTAGAGCTGGAGCTAACAGAACTGATGGTGGAGCTGCTAGTCTTAAACAACCTATTAGAAGATTACCTGATGCAGGTTATCAAGAAAATAAAGCATTTGTTGCTGCTCAAGAAGCTGTAAATGGCTTACCTAAAGCTGCACCTACACCTGCTCAAATAGTTAAATCAGCTGGTGGTAGTAAACCACAAGTTTTTACAGGAACAGAGTTACCTGGACAAGACCCTAGAGCTGGTGGTGCAACTGGTCAAAGTATTGGTGTTGAAGCTATAGCATCTGCACAAGATGATGTATATGTTTTATTAGATGTACTTGATTCAAGAAATCCTAACAATCCTTTAATACAACAACTTAAAAATACAAGAGCAGTACAAAAATATAATAAAATATAATGCTTAACGATATATACGATATAAGCAATTTAGGTAATCAAAGTCAACGTTTAAAATCACGTTATAAACAAATGAATGATTATATTGCATTAAATCCTGCATTTGAACAAAGATATTTAGCATTAACAGAACGTTATAATTTTCCTCCTGAATTATTAAAACCATTAGCTGAACAAGAAGATATACCTGTAGATGCAAAAGCATTACAAGAATTAAGCGATATGTGGGTTATGGAAAAAGCTGTACAAGCTGCTAATGACTGGGCTGATGTTTCAAAAGAATATAAATCTCGTGGTTACAACGATGATATGCAAATGAATATGTTACAAGTATTTGGTATTGGTTATGGAATTGATAATGCTTTATGGATGCTTAGAAAAGGTGTAGAAGCAGTTACACCAATTGAATTTGATGAATCATTTGGAGAAATTGATATACCAGGATTTGGCCATTTAGATTTAACTCCGGAAGATTTTGTTGGACCAGTTAAAATGGCTAAAAATTTGTCTTTATGGACAATGGCTACATTTGATGCAATATCTGAATTATATGTAAAATATTCTCCAAGTTATCGTTCATCTATTGAAAAACCATATTTAGATAAACAAACAAATAAATTAATTTATCCAGAAGAATATGAAAAATTAAGTCCAATTAAAAAACATATAATGCAATATCCAGGTTTGAATTTATTATTACCAGAAAATAAAGCTTTATTTAATGGACGTGTATGGGCATATGCTCAACAAATGAATGCTATGGATGAATATTTAGAAAAAGGATATACTCAACAATATGCACAACAATTTATTCCTATTGATTTATCTAAAACAGAAGTTAAAGGTTTAGGTAAAAAAGGTAGTTGGTTACAAGAAACCAAAGATTGGATTAAATTTGCACAAGAAGCAAAAAAACAAGGTGGTAGTCCATATTTATTTGATATGCTTAATCAAGTACGTTCAGGTCAAGCAGTAAACTACAATAGAGAAAATATTGTTAGTGTTGAAAGTTTAATGGCTAAAGATAGTCAAGGAAATTATAAACCTGAAATATTAGAATTAATACAACGTGGTTGGTCTGATAAAGATGCTGAAACAATTTGGTATGCATACAATGGAAAACCTATTGTATTACCAAATGAAAATGGAACAATTAATTGGACTTCAATTCAAAGACCACAGCAAATAGAAGCTTTTGCTGGTAGAAAATTTATATATAATCCTGATTTAGCACAAGAATATGCTGAAAATAAACAAACTAATTTAAATGAAGCATTAGGTATTGAAATACCATATTCATCTGGAAGATATCAAGCATCATTAAAGTTTGATGTTGGTACTGATGAATATAACAATTTATCTGGTTGGATTGATGGATACGAAAGAATAGTACCTGAACTTTTTGGTGGAGGTGCTATTAAATTTTTAAAGAAAAGTAAAAAATTATTAACAACATTAAATAAACTTGATAGATTTAGTGATGCTGAATTATATAGTCCAATTAAGAAAAAAGAAATAATTACAGATTGGATTAAGTCAAATAAAGCTAATCCATTAAATGGTAATTCAATAGATAATGTTGATGAGTTTATTGATACTTTTGATTACACTATTAGCTCTAAAAAATTAATTAAAGAATTATCAAACGATTTAAAATTAGCTCGTCAACAAACTGCTAAATTACGTAAAGAGTGGGGTTTATTTGGCGGTAGAGCTACTGGTATGTTTAATACTACAACTGAAAAAGTTGTTAAAAATTTAACTGATAGCGGTTTATTACAAAAACTTGTTAAAAATCAAAGTCCTGATGTTTTAATTAATAATCCTTGGACTAAAAATATGCCTGAACAGATACATCAATTGTTGTTAGAAACTGACAATTTAGATAGTATGCAAAAAATATTTACTAAAATTTATAGTGACCAAGGTTTGAAATTGCCTGGTATGAATCAATTATTTAAATTAGATACTTTACCAAAAGGTCAATCTAATTTATTAAGTGCAGCTTTAACTAAAGCAACAGGTACTCCTGTAACAGTTCCTTCTTTAGGAAGTTTAACTGGTAGAGTTGCTAACAGAACTCTTAAAGCAATAGATAGTGTTGGTAATATACCTAGACAATTTAATTCTGGTGGATTAAAAATGATTAAACCTAAAATTCTTGATGGTAAAAGAGTTCTTAACAAAGAAGAATTTTATCGTTGGACTAGAACTGGAGATGAAAGTTTAGGTAGAAATTTAGGTTTTTATTCTGAATTTACTAATGGCATGTCACCTCAATGGCAAAAGTTATTTGGTAAACAACCTACACAATCTTTAAATTATTACAATAGAGGCAAAGCTTATGAAACATTGATTAGGCATTTAAAAACTACAGGTTATGGTTCAGCTAAAATTGATGTTATATTAAAAGATTTTTACAATATTGATAAATGGACTGTTACAAATGTTAATGATTTTGCAAAAAGATTAAGAGATGCTGACTTATCATTAATAAGAGAAAGAGTTGGTGAAAGTAGAGCTAATATCTTAAAAAGAAGAATGGATGCTTTATATGCTGATGAAACTCAACTTAAAGGTTACATGGCTGACCCTGAAGGAAGATTGGTTAATGATTCATACACACCAAGAATTGTTGACCCAAATACTGGTAAAACTGCATTTGTTCACTCTCCAACTTTAATATCTGAAGCTGCTGACCAAGGTGCATCATTAACTAACAATAGGTTAATGAATAGATTACTTGGTAGATTTTATACTGAAATAGAACCATTAATGTCTGGTAGAGGATTTATAAGCAATTCTTTAGACAATATGAAAAAATTAATAAAAGAAAATGGTTTTTTTGCAGGAATTAAAATACCTACAACAAAAATTGAAAATGATGCGTTAACACAAGTATTAGATTTTTGGACACAATCTTATTTTAAACCTAAAGCTATAGGAAAACCTGCATTAACTCAAAGAGTTATATTTGAAGAACAACTTGCATTTTTAGTACATCCTGATTTAACAAGTTTTCTTGACCATCCAATACAAGCATTGCAATGGCAATTTAGTTATGGTCAATTACCAAAACGTTCTTTTATAGCAAAAATAATGAAAAAAATTATTGATTCAGGTGAAGATATAAATGGTATTACAGCATCAACTATATACCATGATGCTTTGCAAGCTAATTTTACTTATAGTGGTATGAATTATAAAAACATAAATTCAAAATTAATTAATTACGTACCAGTTTCATCAAAAAATCCTAAAGCATTAGAAGGTTATATATTTCAATATCATAAATTAAGAAATGATAAATTTGCTAAAAAAATTGTTGAACTAGGTTGGGATACACCAGAATTAATAGCTTGGACAAAAACTAATGAAGCAGCAAAAATGGTTGATGAATATATAGATACATTTGGTCCTCAAATGGAATATTTAAGAACAGAACAAGGATTAATGGAACATTTAAATAAAGTTGAAGCAAATATTCGTATGCGTACTGGTATGCCTATGAAAGATGGTGTTCATTATGGTATTTATGAATCAGGACCAAAACAAGGCATGCATTGGTTTGATAATTCATTTGATGATTTAGGTAACCCTGCTTTAAGGCAAGGTATATTATCAGGTAGTGTAGAAACAACAATTGGTGATGAAATAATTAAATTTAATTTAGCACCAGATATTTCTAATCCTTTTGCAAGATATAGCTCAAAAGAAGAAAAAGCTATGCAAGTAGGTTTTCAAAAAATTGTTAATTTAGAAGAATTAAATTTTGGTAAAGTTTTAATAAAAGACCCTAAAATAATTGACAAACCATTAGCTAGAGCAAATGAAAAATTAGATTATGCATTAGATTCTATTTTTAATTTTTTATTATCAGAACCATTAGCTAGATTACATCGTTCACCTAAATTTAAAGAATTTAGATGGTTGTATTTAACTGGTTCATTTGATACTTTTACTAAAAAATTACAAAAAGAATATATTGCAGAAGCTATAGCAGCAAAAATACCTAATAGTGTTATTAATGAATTAAAAGGTATTTCTTTATTAAAATCAGGAAAAATAGATAACTATCAAATGACAAGTGATATGGCATCTAGTTATGCTTTAACAAATCTTAAAGAGTTATTATACGATACTAAAACAAAACATAGAATATCTGAAATATCAAGAAACATATTTCCATTCCCAGAAGTTTTCTTTGAAATGGGAAGAAGATGGTCTAAATTGTACACAATGAATCCTTACTTTGTAAGGCAAGGTGCTATATCTTATAAAGGAGCTAGAGCAGCTGGAAATGTATATGCATATGAAAATCAAGGTACTTTTGTAAAAGACCCAGATACTGGTGAAGATATGTTTATTATGCCGTTTAATGCTAAAATGAATAACTTGTTATTTGGTCAAGATAGTAACTTTAAAATGATTGCAAAGGGTTATTTATCTGGTGTAAACATGATAAGTTCTCAAGTATTTCCAGCACAAACTCCATTAGCTGCTTGGAATATTAAATTTTTATTTGATAAAGTTGGTGTAAAACAAGAATTAGCAGATGACTTTTTTGGTGCATTTCCTCCACCAGATAACTTTGTAGAAACACTTGCTGGTGGTAGATTAACATTTTTAGATAAACTTAGAGCTAGTTTAGGTGGTGCTAAAGGCGGTATAGATTTAGTTAGAGAAGCTTTATCAGAAACATATGTTGACCCAGATAATAATTTTGAACGATGGGAAATGGATTCTAAAGTCGAACATATGCGTGCAGAAGCATCAATTGATGTTTGGGATGCAATTAAAGGTAGCCATGATGAAGAAAGATTATTATATTCAGGTGAGTTAGATAAATATATTTATAGTATTTATCCAGAATGGGATGGTAAAAGAGTGTTGGTTAATTTAGAAGAATTAACTAATGCATATTTAGATAATAATAATTTACCAATTGATTTGCCTAAAGGAGTATTATCTCCTGCAATATTAGATTTAGCTTTAATGAGATACTCTGCTCATAAAGGACGTTGGCTAAATTTATATAGATTTTTATCACAATTTGGTTTTATAACAGGTGCAGTATTTAAATCTGCAATAAAAGATAAATCAGGTAAATGGTGGATGACAGCTGTACTTGCTAATGAATATCAACTTTTATTAGATGAATTTGGTGGTGATGATGTAGCAGCTGCTAATGCATTTTATGCTAAACATGGTTTTGAACATGCTTATGTAACAACATCATCAAGAGAAAGAGATGTTAGAGCTAGAACATTTAATGCTAGTGTTAAAACTTGGAAAGATAAAAATGCTGATAATCTTGTTAGATTTAAAACAACTTATCAATTTTTAAACTTTGATAATCCAGAAATAGAACGTTCATATGCAGATATGATTGCACAAGCAACATTAAATCCAGCTGATTACATGTTATATGCTAATGATACAGCTGCTGGAGTACACTATAAAAAATTTAGTAGAGATATTGATGATAATCCTAACTTGTCATCTGCGGAAAAAGATATGTACAAAAAAGCATTTAGGCTTGCATTAATGGATATTAAACCAGGTTTCTTATCTGCTTATGGTCAAACTGATACACCTACATCACAAGTTAGATTTGATGAAATGCGAACAGAATGGCTTACAAGTGATTATGCATTAAATACAGAAGCTGGAAAAGGATTTGCAGAATTTTATGAAGGATGGAAAGATGCAGAAGAACTGTCAGTATCTTTAGGAAATAGTAGTACATGGTGGCGTAATTCTAAAGACCCTGTAGCATTTACAATAAGAAGTCAAGTAGCTGCATATGCATTTAGTGTTATTGCAGATTATCCTGATTTTTATCCAATATGGCAAAATGTAATTATTAGGTTAATGTCTAGTGATAGAGAATTTATGAAGTATAATACAGCATTAGAACAGAGAAAAAGAAAAGTTGGTACTAAGTAATGGCATTGTCACCAGAAAAAGTAAAAGAATTAGAAACATTAATTGCAGAAAATTTAGGTTTAGAAGAATTTTCATTTGCAGCATTTATGACAAATCCAGGTGATTATGGTGCAACAGTTGCTGATGCAGATTTATTAAAATATTATATTAATGATGATGTTGATAATCAAAAGTTTATATCATTATTTGATAGGATAAAAGTTAATGCTGTTAATTCTGGATTACCTGATGTTTCATTTGACGAAAGTGGAAATGTTATAGTAGGTGCTGGTATATCTAATGTACAAAATAAAAGATTTATAGTTGTAAAAGACGCTTCTGGTAATGTAGTTTATGATGAAAATGGTAATCCAAAAACTGTAGAAGTAGATTTAGAAAAAGGTATTTTTCCTGCAGAAAATTTTGTACAAACATTTGTTCAAACTTTAAATCAATCAGATGTACTTAAAATACAAGATTTAGCTGTAAATATGGGATATTTAGATGAAGAAGATTTAGGTGCTGAAATAAATGGAAATATGGGTATTGTTACAGAAAACTTTATATACCAAGTATTAGATTATGCAAATAAAGAATACGATGGTTGGTACGAAGGTTCTTCTGAACGTAATACTTTTTTAACTGAAGAAGAAGACGCAAGAAATAATAATAAATTAGCTTTAAACATTAATTCATTTTTTGGTGGTATAGATTATAGAAAAACTCAAATGAATGCAAATCAAGTATTATCTAGAGAAATATTTAGTAATGCTTTACAAGAATTTTTAACTAATACACAATCTGTTAGAGAAGGTGAAGAAGCTAAAATAGATAAAGCAAAAGCTGCACAAATTAGAGCAGCTAATATTAAACCTGATAGATTAACTTTAGAAGAAGAACTTAGCGATTATTGGTTGTCATTAACAGGTGACAAATTAAGTGACAGTAGAAAAGCAGATTTAGCATTAGAAATTATGCGTAACTGGAATCCATATGTTGAAGCATTGATTGCACAAGATAAAAGTTTACGTGCTGGAGAAGTTATGAATAAATTTACTGGTACACAAGCTTGGGAAAAAATGGGATTTGACCAGCCACAAATGGGCGGTTATGTTACATTTGAAGAAATTAAACCTGAGTTTTTAGCTGAAGACCCTAGACAAGTTGCTATAGAAGGTTTACAAGCACAAGCTAAAAAACAATCTGAATTATCTGATGAAGCTAATTTAATTGCTGAAACTCAAGCTGAGTATCTTAAATTTCTTATGGGAGGTAAATAATGGCTGAAATAGAAAAACCAGACACACCTACAAATGTAGTAGATGATAAACTTTCTACATTTGATACTACTTTAAATTCAGCAGATGGAAATGTAGAATTTTATATTAAGCATCAAGGAAAACAAGTATTAGCTAATGACATTAAATATAATCCTAACTTAGGAAGTGGTACTGAAAAATTTATTCCTGGTTTTTATGGAGAACCAGTTGGTGATGTATCTGCTGAAACTATGGGTATTAAAATTCAAGACAATCCTGTTAGTAATTATTATAAAGTACAAGTAAATACTAATAATCTTTTAATTACACAACCTGATGGTTTTTTAGGAAATCAAATTGATAAAGTAGATTGGAATATATTTGCTAAAGAAACTGGTATATCATTATCAGATATAAAAAATCCAAAAACACAAAATGTAAATAGTTTAATTAATGAATTAAAACAATTAGGTTTAGATGATGGAACCATAGCAGAAGGATTTAGAAAATCAGGTATAGAAGGATTTGTAGAATTAAAAGGTGATTGGAGAGAAGTTGTTTTAATAGACCCTAATGATAATTTAGGTATAGGAAGTAAATTAAATATTGAAGATGCAACAGAAGTAGAATTTTTAAATAATCAAAGTAAAGTAAATCAAATAGATGAATTAATTATAAAACCTACAAATATAGTAGATATGAAAAATAATAATATAGATTTATTAAACGATATTGAAAAACAAAATAATTTACCAAAAGGTAGTTTTTCTAAACTAGGTGCAATACTTGACCCTATATCAGAAGGTTTAGAACTTGCATTAAAAGCTGCAGGTTTAGGAAAAATTGCTAATTGGTGGATTAAAGCAGAAGCAGCAAACTTTTTAGCTGGTATTATGCGTGCTGGTGCAGGTGGTTTAGCACAAGCACAATTAGGTCAATCAGCTGCATTAATGGGTGAAAAAGATATTGTAAGTCAAACTGAAGAAAATATACTTAGTACTGCTGGTCAAATATTTAGTCAACAAATGAAACTTTCTCCTAGTGTGTGGTTAGAAAGTAAATATGCAAAAAGTAGTTTAGGTGAAGGTAAAACTCCTACTGAACAAATGTATAACAAAGTAGTAGAAGCATTAAAATTAGGCGGTAAATAATGGCATATAAAGTAAATTATGGACCATCTGGAACTACATTAGTACAAGTAGGTACAAAATTTTATTTAGTGTATGAATCTGATGGTAGAAAATTATATTGGGAAATTAGTCAATCAGATTTAGAAAAAATAACAGATGCACCTAAATTAACATTTAATGAATCAGGAATGTTGGTTACTGATATAGAAGGTTTTAAATTTATATCTCCTAGTGTTTGGAGTAATTATCAAACTAATGGACAAGTATTTTTTGCAGGTTCTATTAATGAAATACAAAATAATGAGTTTGTTATTGATACTGCAGTCGCTGCTATTAAAAAAGCTAATCAAGATATGCCTTGGTCAAACGATATTGATTACTTAAATTTAATAACTGAATATTTAATTGAAGATAAAGAAAATTGGACAACTAATTTAACATTAGACCCTGAAGGTAGATTTGAAGCTGTACTTACTAAGTATGGTTATGATACCAATATGTATAACAGATTTATGTTATATAAAAACAATGAATTAGGTAGACAAAAATTAGTTGAAGATTCAGTTAATAAAGTTAAAGGAATGTTACAAACATTAGAAGGTAATTTAGATAATGATACTATTGAATGGGTGGCAAATAAATATGCTAGTGCTAGTTGGTCGGATGATAAATTACTAGACCAATTAACTGCAGCTACACAAAAATATTCTATTTATGAACTTGATGATGAATTTAAAAAAGTATTAGAAGAAGGTGTTGTTACTTTTTCTAATAAAGGTGTAGAAGAAGTTAAAACATTAATTGAAACTTGGTTACCAAAAGATTTACAACAACCTTATTTAGATGATTTACAAAATCTTGCTGGTAAATATTTATCTGATGCAACATTTGCTGATACATTTACTGAACAATTAAAAAATGAAAGATATGCTTTTAACTCTAATTGGGATAAAGAAATACCTTGGTTAAATATTAAAAACAATGCTATAGCATTAGCACAATCAGTTTGGGGCGTAAGACCTGAAGAAACAGATGCTACATTACAACAAATTATGGGTATTAATGATGTTAATGAAAGAAAAAAAATATTACGTAAAGAAGGTTTAGCAAGAGGTTATGATGGTGTTATATCTGATTTGTATGGTGCTATGTCAAAATCTTTTGGTACTGGTATTGTCAAGTCAATAGATTATGGATTAAACCCAGGAGGATAATATGGCTGATTTAGTTAAAGTATATAGAAAAGATTTAGAAGGTTTTTATGAAGTATCTGAAGCTAGAGCTGCTGAATTAGAAGCCGTTGGTTATAGTCGTAATCCTGTTTCTTATGATGTAGGCGGTAGTAGCAATAGCGTTTATAGTAGAAGCGAAGGTTTATCTAAAGCAAAGTCATTGTTTAGTTTTTTTAATCAAGATTTATTAGATGAGTATGCAGATGCATGGACACAATATGGTGATGCAGATACAGCTATAGCAGTTACAAGACAATCTAAAACTTGGGATAAAGAATTTGGTTATTTAAAAAGAGATGATGGAACTATGATTATGTCTGAATTAGATGCTTTATCTAATATTGCTTCATATAAAAATACATTATATGAATACAATATTAAAGATTTTACTTTATTTGAAGATAAGTTTAAAGATTTAATTAGAACTGAAGTTGCACCGTTAGAGTTTCAAAACCGAATTGATTTAGTTTATAACCAAGTTATTGATGATATTCCTGCTGTTAAGAATTTATTTGCTAGAGAATATGGTATAGAAGCTACTGATGATGCTATATTTGGTGCATTAATTAATGATGATGTAGAGCAAGGGTTACTTGCAAATCAAATTACAACATTACAAATAGAGGCTGAAGCAGCATCTGCTGGCTTTCAAACTACATTTAGTAGGTTTGAATCATTAAGACAAGCAGGATTAACTAGACAAAAAGCTAGACAATTGTATCAATCTGCTGGAGATATTATGCAAGCCGCTAAAACAGTTGGTAGAGATTTAGATTTAGCTACACTTGAAGAAGCAGCAATTGGTGATGTCACAGCTCAAAAACGTATACAACGTACAGAAGCTGACATTAAAGCTCAACAAGGAGTTACATTAGGTGCTGCTAAAAAAGATAAACAAGTTAGTGGACTTTTAGAATTTTAAGGTATAATATATATTAAGCGTTGCGTGGTCCGCATACAAATAGACCTGCACTCAGCTTTCAAAGCCTACGTAGAAAGCTCGTATTAAAAACCGTAGAGTAATGGACTTATAGCTTTTAGCTACCAGAGATATAAGTCAAGTGGTAAAGGTAGCACCACGGCAAGATGCCTATGGTCTTGTCTGATAGGTTAACACATAGTGGAGGTACAAGATGGAAGAATTTGATGCACCAACAGAACATGGTGTAAAACAAATGAGAGAAACAATTGATAGAAAAGATGATACTATCAAAAAACTTGAGGCAGAGTTAGCTTCTTATAAAGATAAAGAAATTAATAATGTCTTCGGAAAATTAGGATTATCTACTGACAAAGGTTTCGGTAAAGCGTTGAAACAAGTGTATGATGGACCTGTAGATTTAGAGTCTATCGCACAGTTTGCTAAGGACGAATATGGTTTTGAAGCCAGTGGTCAAGTTGAGTCACAACCACAATCTCAACCTGCACCTATGGTACAAGATGATGCTCGTGCTAGAGTAGCTGCACTTGATGCAAATTCTAGTTCAGATGTACCAAAAAGCTTGGACGAACAGTTAGCTAATGTTATAAGAAATGGTTCTGTAAAGGACAGTCTTAGAGCTAGGTTAACAATAATGGACCAAGACAAAAAATAAGTAATAGAAATTAATACGATTATATACGGAGGTTTATTATGGCAAGCATAAGCTTGACAGGTAACACAATTTATTCTCAGAATATTAATAACTTTTCTGGGGAATTATTCCGTGTAGGTGGTCAAAGAACACCATTCCTTTCTGCAACTGGAGGATTAAACGGAGGTAAGGTTATTCAATCTACTTTCTGGCAAATCCAAGCTGCAGATAGTGCTGTAGTATCTTCAGAGCCAACAAAGGCACAAGAAGGTGCAGCACCTACAGAATATCTTGGTAGAGATAGAGTAGCTTACACAAGCGTTACTCAAATCTTCCATAAAGGTGTAAAGATGACCTACACAGCTATGGCAACATATCAACATCAAAATCCATTTACATTATCAGCAGCTGCTGTTAATCAATCAGATGGAGATGGAACTGTAACAGCAGGAACTGAATTAGGTCTTGCTAACAGCAACCCAATTGTTGATGAATTTGCAGAGCAAATGTCTTTAGCTCTTGAAAAAGTAGCTAGAGAAGTTGAATGGTTTGCATTCAATGGTACTTTCTCTGACGGTGCTAATGTCACTCCAGGAGCTGGTACTAGAGAAATGCGTGGTCTTTCCGAGTGGTGTGCATTAAATGCTAATGCTAACAACTCTGCTGCTCCAACATTTGTTGGTGGTAACGTATACTACAACGATACAGCTGGAGATGGTTCTGGAACAGACCAAGTACTTTCTTGGGATGCAATTGCTAATGCTCTTAAAAGATTATATGACGCACATGCTCCAATGCAACAACCAGTACTTTGCGTAAGTCCAAAGCAATTGCTTGACTTAAACAAAGAATTACTAGAAGGTAACGTTGGAATTACAGGTGCTATTCTTCCTAGAGATAGAGCTATTGCTGGTATTGATATTGACACAGTTGTTACACCATTTGGTTCAATTGGTCTTATGGTCATTGACCCTAATATCTTACCTGCAAATACAGCATTCGTCTTAGACTTTGCTTTCATACAGCCAGTCTTTACAAATATCCCTGGATACGGAACAGTATTCGTAAGAGATATTGACCAAGATGATAGTGCTAAAATTGCAAAAGCAATCTATATGGAAATGGGATATGACTTCGGTCCTCCATCCTATCACCTAAAGATTACTGACGTAGCTTAGTAAAAAATTTGAAGATTTGGGGGGAATCCACCTTCCTCCCATTTCTTCTGCTATAGTAAGGACAATATGCAAATATCAAAAAAAGTTTTAATTGACGTTTCAGCAGATGCTAGTAACTCTACAGGCGTACAAACAGATGGTTTATTATTATCTGGTATAGTATGGCCAGCAGCAATGACAGGTGCTAATGTAACATTTGATTTTTCATTCGATGGTGCTACTTGGGTTGATGTTGTAGAAACTGATAATACAGAAGTTACTTATGTTGTATCAGCAGGAAATGTAACAAGAGTTGACCCTAGTGGATGGGCTTTTGCTACACCTGGTTTTTTAAGAATTACATCTGATGGAACTGAAGTAGCAGATAGAAATATACAATTAATATTTAAGTCTAGTTAGGAGTCAATGTGAGTATCACAGTAGGCGACTTAGTAGATAGGGTCTTTAGAGAATATCTAGAACCAGCAGATAGCGTTGAATCATATTCTTATTTGACTGGTGGTATATCAAATTCAGCAACAACATTAGGTTATGCAAATGACATGTTTTCAGTTGAAGAAGAAGATGCTTTAGATGCAGGTGCAATTATTGAAGTAGGTCAAGAATTAATGTATTCTACTGCATTAAATACTGTTACTAATGAAATAACTGTAGTTAGAGGTGCTAGAGGTACTACTGCTGCAGCTCATAGTGCTGGTGATTTAATTAAAATAACTCCTTCTTTTGCACGTAAAAATGTATACGATGCAATTTGTGACCAAATAGAAAACTTATATCCAACATTATTTGCTGTTAATACTCAAACATTTACATCTGGAACAGGTTATAGAATTATTGGAACTTATGGCTCTGACGTAGATTCTAATAATTATTTAGTAGCTCCATTAAAAGCATTATCACAGTATACAGATTTTGCTGCAGGTACAGATGAAACAGGTCTTAAATTTATAGGTGTAGCCGTTGAAATGGTCGATTTACCGAATGGTTTTACTTGGACTGATGAAAGTGGCACAGAACGTACTAAAACTTATACAACAGGTCCACAAGTAGTACATGCGTTGCAATTTCAAGGTATATCATCTGGTTATGAAATTTATGTAACTTTTAAAAAGAAGTTTGTTCCACCTACATCTGAAGCAACAACTCTTAGTTCTATTGGTTTAGAAACTGAATATGAACCTATTATTATGGCTGGTGTAGCTGCTCAAATGATAGCTGGTAAAGATATTAAAAACATTGATGCTAGATATATTACAGAACAAATGGCTGCACAAAATTATCCTGTAGGTAGTTCTAACAATATTAGAAATTCATTACTTCAATATCAACAGTTATTAATACAACAAGCTAGAAAAAATCTTAGAGCTAAATATCCAGAACCAGTACAACTTAATAGTATTAATTATCCGACCTAATGCCTAGAGTAGCTAATACCACCAGCATTAAAAATCCTAAACGATATGGATATGATTTACAGTTAGATAATATTTATTTACGTACAGCTGTAGGTCCTGGTCGTGAAATGACTATACAATCATCTGACGTACAAGCAGGACAACAAGTTAATGTTAAACAAAATCCTGAAGACTTTACATCTAACTTAGGTCGTATATATTCAAGAAACAAATTTGATGCAGGTCAAGGATTAGATACAGCACATAGAAGTGATGGTAAACCAGATGATGTAAATAGATTTTGGGATAGCAAAGGTATTGATGTATTTCACGGAGATGATGAAACAGCTTACAATATACATTTATTACATCAAACTGCTGACATGAATGTTAGAGGAGCTAGTACATCTTTTGTTAGTGATAATAATTATTTAGCACAAACTACAAATGGAACTATTTGGGTAACAGATGGTACTAGCGTATGGTATTCTGCAGATGCTGAAAGTTGGACAGAAATTAATAGTACAGTTAATGGTGCTACAGATAATTTTACTGGAATAGCTACATTTGGAAATAGTTTATATCTTACTACTAAAGATGGAACATCAAGTTCACAGTTAATATATTATAACGGTAGTACTTGGA